ACTGATTGCCGCCGGGAAGGTCGAGAGGGCTGACGGGAAGAAGCCCGCCAAGGACTAGCCGTTGGAACTCTCTGTCAAGCTGGAGGGCTTTGCCGAGCTCGACAACGCGCTGGCACAGCTCCCGAAGGCCACGGCTAAGAACGTGCTCCGGCGTACTGCCAACGGAGCATTGCAGCCCATGGCGGACACGGCAGCAGCGCTCGCACCGCACCGGAGTGGGCGGCTGGCCTACTCGATTTCGGTGAGCGAGCAGCGTACCCGGCGCGCCAAATGGCAGAGCCGCGCGGTTCGTAACGGGATAACGATGGCCATGGGCCCTGCCGGCGGGCTCGGCGCGCTCAATTACGCGAGCTTCGACGAGTTCGGAACTGTCGACACGCCCGCCTTCGGCTTCATGCGGGCGGCGTGGGACAGCGGCGCTGACAAGGCGCTCGAATATGTGAAGCTGAACCTTTCGGTAGAGATCGAGAAGTCTGCGCTCCGGTATGCGCGGAAGCTGGCGAAGGCAGGGCTTTAGATGGACATGCAGGGGTCACTCAGGGCCCGGCTGGTCGCAGCCGCCACAGCCGCCGGTGCGCGGGTCTATTGGGTGGAGCGGCCGCAAGGCTCCGATCTTCCCTCGATCACGCTGCAGACGATCAGCGGCGACCGACCGCAGACTTACGACGGCTTCCAAGGTTGGCGCGAAACGCGGGTCCAGGCAGACGCATGGGGCACGAGCTACGGTGAGGCGACCGGGATCCGAGAGGCGCTGATCGCCGCGGCGGCCGTGCTCGAAACGGTGAACGGCGTCCGGTTCGACCGGACGGAGTTCGAAAACGAGCGCGATGGGCTCGAACAATTGGAAACAGGACCAGTTTACCGGGCGGGAATCGACCTGCTCGTCCGGCACGCACCGGCCTAGAGGAGGGCTAAATGACGACAGAAGTGCAGACGGGCCACGGCAGCACGTTCAAGCTGGCAGATGCCGGCGGAGCGCTCACGCTGCTCGGTGAGCTGACCAATATCCCGATCCCGACCGGCAAGACGGACCTGATCGACGCCAGCCACTACGGCAGCGTCGACTTCAAGGATTACATCGCCGCGCCGCTGAAGGACGGCGAGGAAGCGGACCTGCAGATGAACTGGGTGCCGGGCCTCGCGACCGACGCGCTGTGCAAGGATGCTGTCAACCAGGTGCGCGACTTCGAGATCGACGTTCCGGCGGGCGAGGGCGCGACCAGCGATGGCTCGTATAAGTTCACCGGGCAGGTGCTCGTGCGGCAGTACAAGCGCGAGAACCCGAGGGACGCCAAGCGCACCGGCACGCTCACCGTCAAGTGGGTCGGCGCGATCACCGAAACCTACACGGCGCCGGTGCCCTGATGCGCGCTTTCAAGGCCACAGAGACGGTCGAGACCCCGGACGGGGACTACACGCTTTCGATCAACATCGAAGTCATCGACGCAATCGAAGACGACTTCGACACGGATTTCGAGAGTGCCGTCGAACTGGTCGGCAAGGGTCGTCTCGGCAAGATCGCGCGCTTTCTTCGCGGGCTCCTCCTCCAGCATCATCCGAACGTCACGCTCGACGATGCGTTCACGCTGGCCCGCGCGCATGGCACCGCCTTCAATGAGGCGATGGCGCGACTGCTCGAAAAGGCTCGGCCCGAACAAGCGGAGGCGTCCGGTGACGGCGAAAACCCTCCGAACGCGCACCGTGGGACTGGGGAAAACTCCTCGTCGCGTGGTGCGCCGCAGGGCTCCCGCCGAGTGAGTTCTGGAAGCAAACGCCGCGAACACTGCTCCTGATCCTCAAGGGGCGTGAACAGGCGATAGAGCGCGAGTTGGAACTTGCGCTCTTCACCGCTTGGCAGACGGCGCGGCTGTCGCATTATACCGGCGGCAAGCTGAGCTCGCTTAACGACTACCTTCGTGAACTAAAGCCGCCACGGCCGCAGACGAACGCCGATCGGATCGCCGCCATGCGGGCGATCATGGCGACGATGGGGACCGCTCCAGACAGGCGAGCGCCTTAGTCCAGTCGATCAGGCCGCCGCGAGCGGATTCGCTGACGCATCGCTTCGACACGGACTGCGGAACCCTTCGAACCATCAAAACGCGCAAACAGCGGAGAGCGCTCTGCTGCTGCGCGGCAACGCAAGCCGCCTGGTGATGGCATAGCTTCTCTATTCTTTCCCGCATTCCAGCGGGCGACGATGCAGCCAAGACAAAGGCCAACACGAGCACGTCGGTTCCTCTCTTAGACGGTGGAGGTTGCCATACCGGGCAACGCTGCAATCGGCAATTTGGCCGTGAACCTGTCGCTGGAAACGGCGGCATTCACGGACGGAGCGACCAAGGCACAGACGCAGATGCGCGCTCTTGCGGGGTCAGCGCATGCAATGTCGCGCGGGTTTGGCGGGTTCAATTCGAGCGCGAACAGCACGCGAATCGTCGCGCTCGAACTGACGCACATCACCCGGTCGCTCGGCGAGCAGCTGGCAATGGGCGTTTCGCCGGCACGGGCATTTTCGTCGGAAATAGCGCGCATAGCCACGGCGGCGCAGTACGCGGGCGGCATCGGCGGGCTCGGGCGCACGATTGCGGGCATGGTCGCGCCGTTCGCCAGCTTGGCGGCTGGCGCTGGCATTCTCGCGACGGCCTTCATCGGCGTGAAGCAGGCGGCCGATGACACGAGCATGAAGGCGTACATCGCCACGCTCGGGCTGACGGACGCGCAGATCAAGAAGCTGAAGGACACGACCGTCACTTGGGGCGACGTGACCAAGGCGACGTTCCAGGTGCTTGCGGAGAAGGCGGGCACGAGCTCCGGCGCGATCAGCGGCGCGTTCAGCAGCGCCTTTCGCTCTGTGGGCGAGTTCGGCAAGTTCGCGGCCTCCGTCATCCTCGCAAGCTTCGGGGCGGCGGTGAAGGGCACGGCTGATGTCGTGAAGAACTTCCCGTACATTGTTGACGAAGCCATGACCGCTGCGGCCAATCTTGGCGTTGCCGCCCTCGAGAAGATGGTGAATGTCGGCGTGGGAGCGCTGAACAAGCTGGGCGGAGCGGTCAACAGTGTGCTCGGCACCAATATCGGCCAGATCGCGGAAGTCTCCTTCGGCAGGTTCCACAGCAGCTTCGCCGGTACGATGAAGGCTATCGGAACTGACGTTTCCGGCACCTTCCACGACATTTTCAACAAGACGGAAGCGACTTTCGACGCGATCAGCGCCCGCGCGGTCAAGCTGCGAGAGGCGAACCTCGCCGGGCAGGCGGCGGAGCTCAAGGCGGGCGATGCGGCCGGTAAGGCGGCAAAGGGCCACCAGGCGCACGCGAAGGCGATCAAGGAAGAGACGGATGCGCTCGACAAGCTCCTGAAGGGCCTGGACGCGCTCCTCTACAAGCAGCAGGAGGTCGACAGCGACCTCCGTAACGCCAAGCCGCTCGGCAAGCTGGACTTTACGCCCGATGTTCTGACCCCCGCAATCGAGAAGGCGAAGTCCTCCTGGCAGCAGTGGGCGGATACGGTGCCGCAGACGGCAGGGGAGATAGCGGACGCCTTTGAGGGCATCGCAACACGCGGTTTCGATAGCATCAGCGGCGGCATTGCCGACGTGATTACAGGGGCCAAGTCGCTCAAGGACGCTTTCGCGGAAGTCGCAAAGTCGATCATCCACGATATTCTCGAAATGACGGTCAAGATGCTGATCTTCCGGGCCATTTCGGCGGCATTCGGCAAGGTAGACTACTCGAGCCTGAACGCAACTATTGACGCGAACAGCGCCACTTTCGGGGTCCAGATGCCGCATTTTGCCAACGGCGGCAGCGGCACCTTCGGCGGGTTCGGCGGCGTCGACAACAACCTGCTCAGTCTCAACGGTTCGCCCATCGCGCGCGTGTCGAAGGGCGAGCAGTTCAGCGTCAGCCCGGCGAACAGCAACAATCCCGGCCGGGTGGTGATCGAACTTCGCGACAGCATGCTCGACGCGCGCATTGCGGAGGGCGCGAACGTACAGATTGTTCGTAATGCGCCCGCACTGATCAGTGGCGCGAAGGGTGCGATCAGAGAAGCGAACCGGCGCCGGGCATGAGCCGCGATCTTCCGACGGGGCTCGTAACTGCGATCGACGATCCGGTCGTTCGGCCGTTCATCGCGGTCAGGGTCGAGCTGCCCGATTCGGTTTATGCCTGGACCGGGCGGGGAAATCTGGTCTTCAACGACGCGACCGGCACTTCCAGGACCTGGCTCGGCGTAGGTGGCATAGCGGCGCTCGACACGATCGGAGAGGC